TGCACACTTTTTTTTTACCCAAATTTATGCTTTTTTTTGTTTTTTTATAGTTTTTAAAAAACGTTGTTTTGCGTGGTTATGTGATATTATGTTATTACGTAGTGGTTCTAAGTAAGATTGCTAATACAAAGGATTTTTATGACCGACAAACACCAGATAGCAGATGATCTTGAAACATTAGCGTACCCAATAGAAAAACTTAAACACCTAGACGGCAATCCACGTAAAGGTAACGTTGAAGCTGTAAAAAAAAGCTATGAGAAGTTTGGACAACGTAAACCAATAGTTGCAACTAAGGACGGTGAAGTTATTTCTGGTAATCATCAACTTGCTGCTGCTAAAGAATTAGGTTGGAATAAAATTGCTGTAGTTTTTACTGATGATGATGAATTAACAGCTAAAGCATTTGCATTGGCAGATAATCGTACAGCTGATCTAGGAACGTATGATGATGATTTATTAGCAGATATGCTTGGTGCAGTTTCAAGTGATTTGGAAATGTTAGAAGCAACATCATTTGATGAAAAAGATTTATTAGCTTTAATTAAAAAACAAGAAGTTATAGAAGATGACGCACCAGCTATTAGACAAACAGAAATTAAACTTGGTCAAAAATATAAATTAGGTAATCACACACTTGTATGTGGGGACGCTACAAATAAAAAACATTTAGATTTTTTAATAAATAACAATTCAATAGATTTACTTTTAATTGATCCACCATACGGGCTAGACGCAAATAACCAAACATTAGGTAATGGTAAAAAAGAATTTTATCGTGGTAATGATTGGGATAAAAACAAAGTAGATATTTTACCATTATTAGATTATGCAAAATATTCTTGTGTGTGGGGTGGTAATTATTATGCTGATATATTACAAACAACAAACGATTGGTTATGTTGGGATAAGAAAAAAGCACCAAACTTACCATACAGCGAATTTGAGTTAGCTTGGACAAATTTTCGTAAACAAACAAGGATATTACATCACCATTGGTCTGGTGAACAAAAACTACACCCAACAGCAAAACCAGTAAAAGTTATGACTTGGGTTTTAAATATTATTGATAATCAAAATGTATTAGATGTTTTTGGTGGTAGTGGTTCAACACTAATAGCTTGTGAACAACTTGAACGTAATTGTTTTATTATGGAACTAGATACACAATATTGCCAAGTAATAATAGATCGTTGGCAAAATTTTACAGGTCAAAAAGCAGAATTAATTGATAGTTTATAATGGGTAAACGTGGTCGCATACCAAAAGATAAAAATAAATTAACAGGTCATAGGGATAATTCATTGAGTGTAATACACGGTGGAAAAGCATTTGAAACACCAAAAGCCAATTCACGTTGGCTAACTAAAACACGGAATTACTGGAAACAATATTGGGATAGTGAACTTGCAAGTACTGCACAACAAGTGGACTTCCCGGCATTTTACAGATTATTTCAATTTTATGATGAAGTGGAACGTGCTAATCGTACAATACAAAATTTAGGTAATAAAGGTTTATTAAGCGTTGGATCTACTGGACAACCTACAATAAATCCATTAATCAACTTAACGTTAAAACTAGAAGAAAAAATATTAAAACTAGAACAAGAATTAGGATTAACACCACTAGCTAGGCAAAGACTTGGTATTGCGTTTGGTGAAGCACAAATGGGTTTTAAACAATTACAACAACTTTTACAAGATGATGAAGAACAAGCATTAATAGATCCACGTGTATTAATGTTAGAAGAAGAATAATGAGTTGGATAAAGAATAGTAAAGAATACATAGAACAATTTTTACAAAATATAAATATAGATGACCACAATACAGAATTTGAAGAAGAAGAATAATGATTAGTTTACCGGAAACAAAAGGTGCAAGAGTAGTTAAGTTTATAGAGAAGTTTTGCGTACACGGTGAGGGTGATTTCTTTGGTGAACCATTTAAGTTAGATCAATGGCAACAAGCAATAATTTATGATTTATATGAAGTAAAAGACAATGGTGAAAGAAAATACAGGGAAGCATTAATAGGATTACCAAAAGGAAATGGTAAAACAGCATTAGCAGCAGCAATAGGTATGTATGAACTTCTTGGATCTGGTGTAACTAGTCCATTAGTGGCCGTTGCTGCTGCAAGTTACGAACAAGCAAACCTAGTGTTTGGAACTATGAAAACTATGTGTCAAGAAAGTATATTTTTACGTGATATGGTTGAAACGTTTGAAAACGAAATACAAGTAAAGAACGCACCGGGTAGGGCATTTAGAGTTGCTGCAAAAGCTGGTACAGCAGATGGTGGTAGAAACAGTTGTTTTATAGCTGATGAGATACACGAGTGGAATAACATCAACTTAGAACGTGTACATTATGTTTTATCAAACAATACAGCTAAACGTAAAGACGGATTGGTGCTAAACATTACAACAGCTGGACACGATTTAGATAGTATGGCAGGTCGTATGTATCAACGTGGATTATTAAAAGAAGCAGGAAAACAAGAAGATGAAGAATTTTATTTTAAATGGATTGGTGCAAAAGATGATGATGTTCCAACTGATGAAGCTATTTGGCATAAAGTTAACCCGGCAATACCAAATGATTGGTGGCCAATAGAAAACCTTAGACGTAGGCATAAATCATTACCACTTAATGAATTTCAACGATATCACTTAAATCAATGGACTAGAACAGAAGAAGAAAGCTGGATAGAAATAGAAAAATGGTTAGCTTGTCAAGATGAAGAATTAGAACTAGAAACAGGTGTAGATACATTTGTTGGTGTAGATATGGCATTAAGGCACGACAGCGTTGCAATAGTTTATGGTCAAAAAGATGATAATGAAATAATTAATATGAAATCTAAAATATGGCTACCTAATGAAGAAAACTTTATGGATTATCAAGAAATAGAAGCATTTATTATTGACTTGATGAAAGAGTATAAAATAAAAGAAGTAGCGTATGATCCAGCATTTTTTGAACGTTCTGCACAAGTATTGTTAGACCGGGGTGTACCTATGGTAAACTTTCCACAAACACACTCACGTATGATACCGGCTTGTGGTAACGCTTATGATTTAATTGCAAACACAAAAGTAAGACACGATGGCGACCCAACCTTTACAGATCAAGTAATGAGTGCTGCACAAAAGATAACAGATATGGGTTGGCGTTTATCTAAGGGTAGAAGTAAAAGAAAAATTGACGGTGCTATAGCAATGGTTCTAATGCTTGACAGAATAACTGCACCAGAACCATTAGATGATGAACCAGAAGTATCAATAATTAATTTATGAAATTATACAATGACGATTGCTTGGAAGTGATGAAAGAATTACCAGATAACTCTATTGATTTAATTTTAACTGATTTACCTTATGGAACTACACAATGTAAGTGGGATAATATTATACCTTATGAGCCAATGTGGGCAGAACTAAAAAGGATTAGGAAAGACAATACTGTTATTGCATTATTTGGAACAGAACCATTTAGTAGTCATTTAAGATTATCTAACTTAAAAGAATATAAATATGATTGGATTTGGAATAAACAAATACCTAGTGGTATGTCTTATGCAAGACATCAACCAATGAGATTAACTGAAAATATATCTATTTTTTATATAAAAGGTAATTATTATCCACAAATGATTAAAAGAGATAAACCTATAAAATCTGGTGGAACACAAATTAAAAGTGAAGTTGCACCACATAATTTAGATAAAAATTTTAAGAAAATTTATACACATAAAAATCCAACAAATATTCTAAATTATCAAAAAATAAGACAAGGAAGTTTGCACCCAACACAAAAACCTGTAGAACTTCTTGAATACTTAATTAAAACTTATACAAAAGAAAATGAAACTGTTTTAGATTTTACAATGGGGAGTGGTAGCACAGGAGTTGCTTGTGTAAATACAAATAGGGATTTTATTGGTATTGAGTTAGACAAAGAATATTATAATATAGCAAAGGAAAGAATAAATGAAAAACTATATAACAACACTAATTGAAGTAGTAGGTGCAGGACTTATAATTTATGGAGTATATACAATAAACGTATCATTAGCGTTAATAGTCGCTGGTGCGTTTTTAATTATAGGAAGTTATTTAGCAGTTAGATGAGTTTATTCAAAAGAGAGAACAGGGACGCAGCTTTAGGTAACCTTGTTGATTTATTAGCTTTACGTGAGGGTGGTTTATCTAACTACACAGGCGAAAAAGTAAACGAAATGTCGGCACTAGGTATATCAACTGTATTTAGTGCAATATCTTTAATTGCCGACAGTATTGCGTTACTACCAGTTAAAACACTTCGTTATGACGGCCAAAAGACAATATTTACTGATAAACCTAAATTTTTAGAAAAACCAAATGTTGGACTTGATTTAACAATGTTTTCATTAATGCACCAAATCATAACATCACTTGCTATGCACGGTAATAGTTTTGTTTTAGTTGATAAAGACAGACAAGGGCGACCAATACAACTTACCCCAGTACACCCAGAAAAAGTAAAAGTAGAAATGATAAATGGGCAAAAAGTTTATATGTTACAAACATCTAAAGGTAATTACGATAGAAAAATTACAAGTAACAATATGTTGCATTTCACTTGGTATTCATATCCGGGACAGCTTATAGGTGTTAGTCCATTACGTACCAATTCAAATACTTATGGTCTTGCATTGGCTATGGAAAGGCATATTGCACAATTCTATGGTCAAGGTGGTACACCAAGTTCTGTTTTAGAAACAGACAGGGATTTAACAGCTGAACAAGCAAATATATTAAAAGAAACTTGGTTAGGTAATCATAATAGAAATAGGAAACCAGCAGTACTTACTGGTGGTCTAAAATGGAAAGCTATTAGTGACGCAGCAGGAAATGAATTAATAGCTGCAAGGGATCAGATAGTTCACGAAATAGCAAGAGTATTTAGAATACCAGCACATCTGTTGTTATCTAAAGATGGTTCAAATGTATATTCAAATTTAGAAA